ATTTTTCAAAACATATTTGAATGAGACCAACGTAATAGAAGTGTTCGATATGTACGATTCAGATGGAAACCGTTGGAACGAGACGGAGTATCTCGCACAAGACTTGGTTCCAATCGAATCGGAAAACATAATCAAGAATGATACGGCACTCTCGGTTTATAGAGACACCGCACCATTTCTGTTAAAATACCTCAAAACCTCCAAACGATTCGTTACGGGAGTCAACGCAGATGGCACCACGTTTATAGAATTTGGTTCCGGTACCAACATATCCGACGATGAAATAGTAATACCAAATATTTATACCGTTGGAAAAGTTTCGACGTTCAGAACAGAAGGAGTTTACTATGACCCATCGAACTTTATGTCGTCCAACGCATTTGGACAAGCTCCGGCGAATACAACTCTGACCGTAAGATATGTTGTCGGGGGAGGAATAGAGAGTAATGTAAACGCAAATTCCATAAAAAATACTACGAGTGTAGAATTTTTCGGGGACGTGACGGAGTTGCCAACGTTGGAAAGAAATCTCACCGATTTAGTTCGGCGCTCAATCAAAGTCAATAATCCAATCCCGGCGGCGGGTGGCAGAGGGGCGGAGACCAACGATGAATTGAGAAACAACGCGATAGCAAGTTGTTCGTCACAAGGCAGAGCGGTGACACAGAAAGATTATGTTGTGCGTACGTATGCCATGCCGTCCAAGTATGGAGCAATCGCCAAGGCATATGCAGTAACAGACACCCAGTTGGATATGTCAAATATACAGGCCGCTACTGCGTATGCTTCGTCATCCGGTGGAATGTCTCCGCAAAATATAAATCAATATCAACCAGAAAAAAATAACCCTTTTTCTATAAATCTATATTTACTGTGCTACGACAAGTCTCAGAGATTGATAAATTCAAACGCGGCAATACAGCAAAATTTAAAAAATTACATCAATCAATATAGAATGTTGACCGACAGCGTAAATCTTTTGGATGGGTATATTATAAATATAGGGGTGGATTTTACCATAGTGGCATATAAAAATTATAATAAGCGGGAAATTTTGGCAAATTGTATCACGTTGGTAGGAAAGTACTTCGATATAAACAATATCCAATTCTGTCAACCAATAAACTTGAGCAGGCTAGAACTGGAGATTGGCAAGGTAGACGGCGTCCAGTCTGTGTCTTCCCTGAAAGTGAAAAATTTGACCCTTCGGGACGGAGATTATTCGAAACACGAATATGATATTGATAAAGCAACGGTCGATAAAATTATATACCCGTCCATTGACCCATCGGTGTTTGAAGTTAGGTTTCCTAGTAAAGATATCGTGGGTAGAGTAAGTTGATTTATTGGTCGAGTTACCACGACCTTTAGAAAGCAAGATAAACAGCAAAGATTGCGGCGGACTTGATATTTATTTATAACGCAATGCATTACTTTTTATATCCAACCAAAGACGCTTTCATTTCAAATGACCCGGCGTACACATTAAAAAATACCGGAATTGACGAAATTCTCGAATTAGAAAAGCGCATATCTGCGACCAGTTGTGCCAGCTCCACAACGTATTCTAGTTTAGTCGGATATACAAGCTCAAGTCTGGAGTTGCTGTCCGGCTCAATGTCGGCATCATTCGATTCCGGGTCCACCGACCCACACGTCGTGTCCAGTTCGTATATAACAGCCACCGGGGATACGTCGCTGGGATCGGTGTTATCCAGAGCTTTGTTGCAATTCAACTTGCAGGGAATATCCTCTTCAATTTCATCCGGAGAAATTACGAACCCGAAATTTTATTTGAATCTCAAAACTTGTAACGCAGTGGAGATTCCAATAGCGTATACATTGGTCGCATATCCACTAGCAGTAACTTGGAGCATGGGTACCGGGTACAAGTATGACGGACAAGCATATGCAAACGGTGTTAACTGGAAGTATCTCGATGCCGCACAGACCAGTCGGTGGTATAGTGGCTCTCTGAAAGACTGCTCCGGTGGCGGTAAATGGTGGGTATCCGCAAGTCTTATCGGATATGGTTCCGGATATGCCGAGCCTCCATTCGTAGACCCATACAATCCGTACCCAGAGTGCCCAACATCTAGTTACGTGGCACCAACAGCGTCCGTGATACAACCAGTTACGGGCGGATTTGCGTGCTACCAGACATTTGATTACGAGACGTCCGACGTTAAGATGGACGTGACTACAATAGTGAATGCTTGGTTGTCCCGGACAATTGTTAACAATGGGATAATATTGATGCACAGTGACGAATCAAGCTCCGTAGATTACGGCAGTTTGAAGTTCTTTTCCAAGGAATCCAATACAATATATTCTCCGTACATAGATGTTGCATGGGATGACAGTACGTTTGTCACCGGAAGTGATGAAGTTAGACTCAATGATACCGTGGTCAGTATAAAAAATATGACCAAAGAATACAAAAGCGGAGCTGTGCTAAGACTGGATGTTTCGGCTAGAAAACGCTACCCAACAAAAACATTCACCAACAGATTATCGGACTATCTTGTTCCATACGCATTACCATACAACAGTTTCTATTCTGTCAAAGATGCCGAAAGCGAGGATTTGGTCCTCCCATATGATAATTATACGAGATTGAGTTTTGATGCAAACGGCAACTTCTTTATGCTAGATACGACCGGACTTCCTCAAGAGAGATATTTCAAAATTGAGATTCGGTCGGAACAGAGTGGCTCAATAATGACATTCTCGGTCCCAACCACATTTAAAATTTCAAGATGAAAGTCAATCCATACATGGTGGGATATAGTCAATCAGACATAGAAAAGTTGTATACCAGTGCATCTATATCCCCACGAATAGATTCGTACGCAAATCTCGCGATACAAAATGTCAAATACCAAATGTATTCGTCTTCTATCACTATACCATTGACAAATGTTATATATAACCCAACTAAAGTGGAGACTGCATACGACGTTAATTTTAATCAACTATGATTCTATCCGACATTCTATATAAAACCGCCTCGACCTCGTCTTTGAGCGTTGGTTCCACAATGACGGAATCGCAGTTGCAGTTTTTAACGGACGGCAGTTCGTCGATGAATTTTCCATTCGGCTCGTCACCGAACGATATAGTAAAACTTTCGGTATATGATTTTTCAGATGCGATTATAACTTCATCGTTTATGTATTCCAGCGGAGAATATAAAGAATATACTCAATCGTATTTTGACCCATTCAACAAAAATGTAACATACTCATACAAGACATTCACGAGTGATTGGCCAGTGCTTGGCACAGAGACGAGGTCGTTATTTTTGGATGTCTCCAAAGTTTTGAATTCAGTGAGTATTCCGGATGGAAATTACAAAGTAACTATAGAATTACTAAGAAATATCGTCGGGGACGAGCGACCAACTTCCAATAGAGTTGTTATAGATGAAATATCAAATTCGCGAGACGAAATCGCACTGATTCCAAAAACTCTGAGAGGCGTTTCTTCGACTCTGTCCGACCAATTTGAATTGTTCTCGTCCAACAAAATACCTATAAAGGACATAGCACAAGATTTGTTGGATAGTATATCCGGACCAAACATTTACTCGGCGTATCATTCCGCGGTGGAAATCACACCAATTGGTGCATCCGAATTTAAATTCAACTACGGATTTACATCGCGCATGGTTCAAGTCGCATCCGGGTCCGATACCATTAAAAACTACGGAGCAACCGCAAGAAATAGCGATATGGACGCCGTGGCGTTCGTGACCGATGTGTATTACGGCGTAAAAAAAGGAACCCTTCGCAGCAATGGGCAATACGCCGAGAATGATATTCTTGGAGTGTACGACCAATTTAAAAATTGGCTGCTATTAAATTACGAGGCAGGGGCGAGTCTATCGGAATTGCAAAATTATTATTATGGGCTAGTTAGAGTTATAATAGACCAAGAACTGAATCGCATTACAAATAAGAAGCCAGAAAATTACGATTTAATTGTCGCATTTTTATCAACGATTTATTACAACTTCCTATTTTACCCCCAGTTGGGTAAGATTGAATCAAATTACTCGGAAGACTTGTCCGGATACTTTAAGTTCGTCGTGAATTTGTCTTCCGACCGAGCATATTCTGTTATAAATAAAAAGGTCATATTGGCGACGGACCCGAAGTTTCACGACAAGCTTGTTATCAAGCTGGCCTCCCCCCTTCCAATGGGCGTGTCCAAGGGCGATGAAGTATGGGTAACAAATAACTTTGGGTTCCTTCCAATTGTTCAGAATGTATATTATTTTACACCGCAGACGATAGCTACTGTGCAATTGCGTGGACCTAACTTCTTGGTAAAAATCGAGAATGCGGGCAATTCAACCGAAGCACTGTCGATGGAAGAACTCATAAACGAGAGCGGAAGTCTGTACGACGAGTTGATAGCTAAGGTGGAAAACAAACAACTCGGATTCATCGACAATACTAATTATAGATATTTCTCGGAGTTCGTAAATTTTTCATCCGCAAAGCTGCGCGTGGAAGGGTTTGACTACAAACGAAATCAAATCGGAAATTTGCAGGCCCATATTAGCGATATAGACACGAAACTTCAAGGCAACCCACTCGATCAATTCTATTTGAAAGAAAAGACGGACGCGAACGTCGAGATCGACGGGATAGAGACGTCGATGGATGGCTATGAAAAGTTTCTATATAATAATATTGCGTGGTACGATGTACACTACCAGTCCGCATCGTTGTACGATTCCGACAACAGAAATTCTCTGATAAATAATCTTCCACAATTTGTCGTAGAAGACTATGCCCAGAACCAAGATTATGTTGTATTCGTTGGTATGGTCGGACATTTCTTCGACAATATTTCCCTGTTGGTTAAGCAATTTACAGAAAAAAATAATTATGCAAATTCTCCTAACTACGGAGCATCGCTATCTATAGTGGGAGACATGTTGAGATCGCTCGGATGGGAAACTGAGATGTCACGAGAAAATCTCCCGTTGATATTGGCGTCATTCTCGAAACGAGACTTTGACGTCGGGACGGATTCTTACAATAAAGCAAGAGAATTTTCAGAAGAGGAACGCAACCAGATTATATGGAAGCGAATCCTTAATACTCTACCTTACATTTACAAAACAAAAGGAACCGAAGCATCGTTGACTGCTCTATTCTCATGTTTCGGTGTACCGAAGAATATAATAAAAATAAAAGAATATGGTGGAATACAAGACGCGCACAATTTGTCTGATACATCCCTGCATATAATAGACGAGGTAAAATATGAACCATATTTCAGCGGAAGTGGAGAATATTTCGAACTCAATTGGACGGGCAGTGCAAGAACACTAGAATTTAATTTTTCGTTCGACGACGGTAATGTGAATGACGAAGGTACTGTGTTCAGGTTGGTCAACTGTTCGGGGTCGTGGCTGGTTGGTGCATACAGGGAGCGTGGGACCGACTGGGGGAGACTATTCTTTAGTTTGGACAATGGTAGCGGAAACGTCAAAACAGTGATGACCGGTAAAGCTCCAATATTTGACGGAAACACTTATCATGCAATGATTAGAAAAAACCCAATCTACGCGGGATTT